ACTACTAGATCAGGATGCAAAAGCAAAGGACTATCAGAAGATTCTTGAGGAACAGATTCTGAAGATGACTTACAAATCATTCTGTCAGGTTGTGATTCTTGGTTCATCGAACTATGTTCCGTTTATGCAATTGAGTGCAGCAGACAGAAGAGCAGTCGTTGAGAATCTATTGGACATTGATGTATTCTCCGTGATGAACACTTTGGTTCGTGCAAGACTTCAGGTTGCAAAAGAATATATCAAAGACATGGACACGAAGATTGAAATTGCGAAAAGTAAAGTTGAAGATAAACAGAAGTTGATTGAAACACTTGAAAAGAAATCAAGTGATTCTGTTGATGAATATCAAAAGGAAATTGAAGAGTCTCGTAAGCAGATAAAGGAACTTCAGGAAGATATTCATAATCAACAGCGTAGCATTGACAATATGATGTCGCAGATTAATGATAAAGATACGATTCCAAAGTCTTTGGTGAGGTTGGAGTCGGATGAAAAAGAATTAAAGAATAAGATAAAAACAATACAAAAGAATATAAAGTTCTATCAAGAGAATGATACATGTCCTTCATGTAAGCAGGATATTCAACAGCACCATAAAGATTGTGTGTTTGAAGAAAAAGAGAAAGAACAGGAATCTATTGAAACCCAACTCAATTCTCTCTCAGAAAGTATAGAATATACAGAAAAGAGAATGGGAGATATTAATGTTATTCTTGATTCTATTCATAATATAGAAAAGCAAATATCTAAAAAGCAGAATGAAATAAGCGCCTCCAATCAATACATTGATAAGATGCAAAAGAGTATTGAGTCTGTCTTGGTTGAAGGAACAGAAGTCCAAGA